TCTGAATATGCCATATTTGTTATCCCCCAACACCACCGAGTGTCACATTAACACTTTCTAATGAAGCTGATGCTCTTTTGATACTGAATGTTATGTTTATATTAACTTGGTTGTTATTAGTATTGATTTGTATATCTCGTAAATCTACAAATGGCAACCACCTTTGAAATGTATCAACAATGTTATTTTCAATTTCTATTGTAGTATCTTCTGTTATTTGCTCGAATAATAATTTTTTTAAATTCATCCCCAATGTCGGTTGGAAAACTCTTTCACCTTGTTCGGTTTGTAATAATAGTTTTATATTATTTTTAATCGACTCAACAGTAGTCTTGGTTGTCTTGAAATACCCATCTTGATTTGGGACACGTGCGAATGGAAAATCAATCCCAACACTTACTCGTGTATCTTGGTCTTCAATGAATTGATTTTTTCTTTTATCAAGTATTGGCATCCTATACCTCTACGGCTGTTTTTAATTTTACTTTACTTTGCATTGACTCTGTTCCACTTAAAGGATTATCAACTGCCGCGCTATTTTCATCTATCTTTACGGTGACTTTAGCTGCCGTACCAGGTCCAACTGGAGTTATCACGGGAACATTTATTTGAGTAGCATTTAATGATGTTATTATAAATGTTTGAGCCTTAACCCATTTAACTATCGCATCAGTTAAACCTTGTGCCAAAGCATCTACCTTATCAACAGCGGCATCGGAAAAGCTAAAGTTTTCACCAGGATTATCTGGTTGAATATTACCTACTAAAACTTCAAATATGTCTGATTTAAGCCCCACGTTTAAAGTTATCCTTTTTTTCTACTGATTTTAACATCGCGGAATAATCCTTAGTTAGTGCTTCTGCCAAATGGTTAGGTAGGGCTTCTGTATTGTCCTGTACGGATTGAACTTCTCCACCTTTTCCTTCAACGGTTTTCCAATCATCAGATTGAGCAGTTTCTTCAAGTAAAGAATTCAAAACACTATTTTGTGTTCTTGGTACAGAAACACTTCCTTTGGTTATGGGAACGTTGGAATCGGTACCAGTCGAATCCATCATCATGGTTTTCAAACTTGTATCTTGTGTCGTGTGAGTTCTAGCTTTGTTTAGATCATTAGTATTACTTCTAACTACTACTTCTTTTAACTCTTTACTAAGCCGACTAAATTTATAATCTAACTCTTCTCTTATTACTTCTCTGATCATTTTCTTAAATATAGATAACTTCATTTTTTACTCCGGTTTTGGTTTTGGTCTAACGTTCTGCTCTACATAATGGTATTGACTTAAAAATTTTGTATTGGCATTTTTATAAACTCCATTATCATCTGGTTCTCTTGGTTCTGGTTCTTCCAGACTTAATGATTTAATTATTTTATCTATATCAAGAAACATTGGTGCTGAGTTTTGATCCACTAATGGAATTGGAACTCCTTGTACTAATGCTCTTGAATTTTGTAATATATTCATAATATCCAATAATAATATTCTCAGCTCATCTCCTAATACCATCGGTTGAGCTTTATTCTTTGCTTCCTTTCCTATATAAATATTCTCTGATTCAATAACTGAGAATCCTTTATTTGTTATTGTTAGATTTTCACCAGCACCAAAGTTAATATTACGTTTTGCTGAAACCGTAAAATCATTGTCTTGTGCATCAAATGTTATTCTATCAGAAAACATTATTATTTGATCAAAATCAGTTTGGTGTTTAGCTTCGTTTTCTACTGTTCCATAGTTAATATTAAACGCATCCTCTCGTGGAGTATACTTTTTATCATTACCAGCGTTTATTGGATAACCAATATAGCCAGTTTCTTTCACTACTTTATCTACTGATAATTGATAAGGTATTGTATTTCCATTTTCATCTACTTCAGTTGATGGAAAATAATCAGGTATTGATCCTAATGATAACATACCTAAAACAGAACCATTGTTTCCGCTTGAACTATTATTTCTGATTATACTGTATGGATTTATAAATCTATAACCAAGTTGAATTGAATTACCATGTCTGCCCTCAAGAGTTAAATCAGATACATTTGATTCTACTTCAGCATCAGAACCAACTTCTCCTATTCCAGTATCATAAGGTCTATCTAAAATTATATTTTTTATTTTAGTAATTCTATTGATTGCTCTTTTTATAAAGTTTATATTGTACCCATCACTACTATCTTTTCTATCATCCAACACTACTCTATTTGGATTTAAATCTTTTCTATGTAATGTATCAGGACTATAGTTTGGGTTGTTTAAAGTGTTAATTGGCCCCAAGTAATAAAACTTACTACCTAAGTTCATATAGATTACTGAATCACCACGAGCTATAGAATCAGCAAATCCACGCAACAAAGGTTGAGCCAAGACCATTCCTTTTAAAGAATTCGATGGTAAATTAAAACCAGAATGACCAGCATAAGTTGGTCTTAAAAGAATACATTGACTTACATCGGATGGCGCACCATATACGGGATAACCAAATGAATTTAAATCATTTGATTCCAATACTACCTTTTCAACGTGACCATGATGAAATGTAAATTCAGGTAAAGGTACTGAATCTAAATTTACCTGACCAAGAACATTTGATTGTTGTGGGTGTTCGTTAGCCATTATGAATTATACTTTTCTTTAATTTTACTTATATCAATATCATCAGATTTTTTTTGTAATTCCGATGCAGCATCTTCAAGTGAATTCATCAATTCTTCTTTTTCATCTTCACTTAATAAACCAACATCACTATCATCAACTACTTGATGTTTGCTCATGATACGTTGGATTACGGTTGCTAGTTTTAATAAGTTATCATCATTCTTGACACCGACATCAAGAAGTTCTTTTAATATAGGACCCACGATAGCAATATCCTCGATACCTTGTATGTAACCATGTACCTCTTGGACTAAAAGCTCAATTTGAGTTTTCTTTAATTTAGAATTCTCGTATATCTCTTGAGATAAATCAGAGAAATTCTTATCACCGAATATTTTAAAGTCTTTTTCCATAGCATTCTAATAATAAATATAGAATGATTAGAAAGTTGTTACAAAGAACCCGTGCTTATTAAATGCCCTATGTGTCCTTTAATGAGAACTTCTTGTTGTATTTTTGGGTATATTTTACGAAACACATTAGACACTTGAGTTATCTTAGATGTCTTTACATCTGTCATTTCTCTAATCATTATGTATAAAGCTTTCTTATTAAAATTATCGATGTTATCTTTATTCCTACATAGAAACAATATGGATTCAGCAACATCTTTATCTTGTTGTTTGGGGAATAAACTTTCTAAATGATTTTCAAAATACGTTAGTGTCTTTTTAAATACATCAATGGCCGGTGATTTTTCTATAACATCATCATCAACACCGTGAGTATAAAGAGTATCAACATTATCATGAATTTTTAACTTTTTATAGTTAGCATTGTTATTTAGTATTAAATAGTTTTTAGCCACCACACTAAAATAACTAAATGCTTTACTGCCTTTAGTCTCATCAAACTTATGCATATTAATAACTAAGTTAGAAACAACTTCTTCCTGTAAATCTCTGAATCCATAACTGAAGTAACTAAACTTAAAGGTATTAATTATATTCTCTGCTAACTTTAAGAAAGCAGTATGAATCTCTTCCGTGTATACTTTATGTCTGAATGGTATATCATCAGACCGGTTATATTTTATAATGGCATCATGAACTGGTGTGCCAAAATAAATCTTGCTCTTCTTCTTTCTTTTCTTTACTATCTTTTTTACTTTCGCCATCATCAACCTCGGTTTCAAATAATTGTTCTAATTGATGTCCGAGTTGTTTGACTTCTTGAAAAAAGAAACCAACTTCATCATCGGACTCGAATGTGCCTTTATCGTCTATTAGTTTAAGTTGATGTTTTATTGATTCTATAGTATTGTTTATGTTTAGTATTATGACTTCGTAGTTGGTAATTCGTTTCAATGCGTAGAAAGTTACTACACTTGTGCAGAGTGCAATAATTCCAAGTAAAACAGTTATTATGTAATGTAACAATTAAGATTCTTCTATTATTTTTATTTCTTCTTCGACTTTCTCTATCACTTCACTAAGGTAAGTTAAATCTTTATCTTCTTCAATTATCAATAATAAATCTCGCACTTCTTGTAGAAATGCTAAAAATTCATCCATTAAGATTCTCCAACTATTTGATTCATTAATTCTCTAGCGTCTTCATCATCAAAATCAGTTTCATCCCTATCCAATTCATTATCAACCCAATTCTGTAATTCGGAATACTTGGATTTTACTTCATCAATCATTTCCATATCCGCACCTTCAATAACATCTAATATATCATTTAGATTATCATTTAATTCTAATAATCTTTTTTTGACCGTATAGAACATTTTTTTATGTTGGTGTTGTGCAAATTCCAAATCATCCAATCTAGTCATGATATTGGTTAAAACGTTTACGATTTTCTTTTCTGTTATTTCCATATGTATCCATAAATAGTACCATATTAATAAAAATCGTTTAGAGTTTAAGTGTTATTGATATATATCCATTCCAGCATCACCAAGTGTTTCTAATTCTTCACGACCATCACAATCGGAATAATCATCCACGCCAAAATCATCAAGTTCATCTTCAGCATAATACTCAAGATTAACTCTTTTGTTTTTTGGATAATTTGGATCATCTTTCATTGTTTTTTTATCCATTGTTTTCATTTGTCTTTTATCATCATTAGTTAGCATACATTCTTTCATGAATTCTGCTATATTTATTTTCTTATTCATTATTAACCTATTATGTTTTAAATTTTAGGGGCATAGAAGAAAGGAAGAAAGAACTATGCCCCATATAGAACCTCTTAAAATGAGATTCAATTCTTTAGAGAACGATAACCTGTTTAAGTATCCGATGTAATATACACATAAATTACATTAAAGTCAAGCATTATTTTTATTATTTTTTACAACAAAACCTACATCGGGTATTAGCACAGGAGGAACTGATAGAGTAGAAGCAGTAGCATTAACAGTAAGCAAGTGTGGTTTAAAAACTAATTTTACTAAAGCATCTGCAAATTCTAAATTTGATGGTATTGGTAAAACTAATGGTGGAACTGTACCAAGTACTATCGGCGCACTAGTTGGTAAGAATCCTAGTAGTGGTATGTAAGCATATACACCACCTAACCAATATGCAGTTATACCTTTAACAAGCTCGGTTGGAAATGGAATAGCACCCATAGAATTAAAACTTGTGATTAGAGCTGATTCTAATCCAGATTTGTTACCTAGTAAAAATTTACCACCTAATTTACTTATCCCACCTTTAATTGCGTCATCATATTCTTCCGCTATAACTTTACCAGCTGGTTCATTATTATTTAATCTATCTTTATAGTTTTTACTAAATTCATCCCATCCCATTTTTATTATTCCTCATATCTTGTTTAGTTTTTTTCTTATGACAAGGATGACATAAGGTTTGCATATTTTGTAACTCATAGTATGACCAATCTAACTTATTGGCTTTAATTCCCTTTTGTTCCATTAATGGTTTAACGTGGTCTAAGTCCCAACCTCGTCTTGTGCATTGGTCTCCACAATCATTACACCTTCCTTTGTCTCGTTTCCATATATGTTTTTTTGCTTCGGTTGAATGATAGATAATCATATAGTCTGTAGCACAATCCTGGTGCCACGTTTTACGTTTGTTATGTATTTTATTCTCTATAATCTTTTTACCACACCAACGACATATCCCCTTTTTTTGAACGTAGTAAGAATTAGGTTTAGGTGGTTTACGAAAGTCTCCATCCCACTTTTCCTTTTTCTTACCAAATGTATGTTTGTGTCGTCTACCGAATTTACTTAATGGCATTTTCTTTCATATAGTGATTGATTACAAATTCTTATATACTCGTTTTACATAAAAGTTATTCTTGATGTAAGTTGGACTATATTTTTTAGTAACAGTAGGGCCGTGACTATAAGCCGTAAGTGTGGATTCCATATCATCAAAGTGATTATTCAAATGAGATAAGTATTTAATACCAACCGTCACGTTAATATAAGGATCAAATAAATCATTTTTATGAGTATTGAATTCAGACATAGCAGTTTTAGGTAATACTTGCATCAATCCAATAGCACCACTACTTGATATTGCTCTATGATTCCAACTTGATTCAGTTTGTATTACGGCTTTAACCATATCATAATCCACGCCATACTCATCACATAATGCGTTAGTGTAAATCAATAAGTGTTTAAGTTTAGATTTATTCAAAGATGAGTTAATCTCATTAGCCTCCGATTCAAAGTTACCTCTGATTATCGGATCGCTAACCATATGAACTATGGTTTCGGTTTTGATTATAGGTGGCGTATAAGTAAATTCTTTATACAACATAACAGATAAAGAAGTTAACATTACCCCTAGCAAAAAGTGCCGTCTATTGTTTAACATATGATTTCCCTTTCGTTTGTTAATAATAAATAGTGACTCATCATCTTAAAGTCGTTAATCTGTGAGGACTAAGAATCCAAGCCACTATTTAAGTTTTTTAAAATATTTTAATTCTTTTGTTGTCATCATTTGCAGTTTAGATAAATTATCCATTATCCTACCCTTCTGGACTAAAGATATTTTTTCTTCCGTGTATAACTTATTGAGTTTTTCTTGAGCCCGATAGTATCCGAACTTCATGAACTCTTCTACGATGATGTGATAAATTGATTTGGTTTCCATATGAGAGAACTTCTTTGAAATTTTTTTGAGAGTCTTTTCGTTGGTTATTTCTTATATATATTAACTAACAAACTCATACTTCTTCCAGATTTCATTTAATTGTTCTAAAGTTGATTTAGTATAAATAACCGTATCATCATTAAGAATCGTATTATGCAGAGCATCTACGTGTTCCCAATCACTACGCTTCCAGACGATTTCTCCATTCGAATTTTTCCTTTCGACATAATTGCCCATATTTTCATGACCATAGTTTTCACACCAATCTTCAATACGAGTTCTCAAAGAGTTTAATTTTTTTAATAGTATTTGTCTTT